TAGCATATACTGCTTTAGAGTAGGCGTCACTTGTTGCTCGACTGAATCCAATTACGTTGTCTTGTAAGGACTTCTTATATCCAGCTTCTCTGTTGAAATACTTAAGTCCGTCAGACTTATATTTCGCATTTTTATCTAGCCATTTCTGCTTCGCTTGAAAGCGAATTCCGGCATTAGCATCTGCGCACACGGCAAAACTCAATAAAGGGTAAGTAGTTAGGACCATGTATTACTTGACGTAAAAACTTGAATCCTAAAAATTTTAACAGCCTGATGTGGGCTGTATTTCGTTTGTCAACAATGTTCCAGAGGAGGGGTTCTTGACGGCTATCGACATACCTCTTCGCCTCTCTTGCAAACATTATCGGTTTTTCATAAATAGCGGGAGTACATAACATCCATATGTCTCCTCGTTGTCCAACTCCAGCCATCCCGGCAGCCTTGCCGCTAGGTGCAGTAAAATACACGCAGGGGGTTGTGTAAGCAGCTGAAAGAAGGTGGCGGATAGATTCTACCCCCCAACCCTCTTCGAGCTCTCTACGGTCTTCTGGACGTAAATTAGCGGCTACCTCGTAGGCAGCCTTTATTGTAATCGGGTGTATATATTTAGACACGCTTATAAAATTTGGGTGTAAATGATCCTTCCCATGACATAGCTCTCAATGTAGCTGGTGATGGGTGCGTAGATTTAACTGTAATATCTACATTTATATTTTTTTCGTATACTGGTACTGTACGTATAACTTCTTCTACAAATGGTGCATCTGATGCTTCATACTCGTCTAACTCAGTAGACTCATAAACCTCAGTATATGCAGGCTTGCCTACTCTTGTAAGTGTAGTTTCATATAATCCTGATTTTCCAAAGTGTACACGTAACCTGTGTAGCACAAGAGATCCGTTTACATCAGAGTTAGATTTATCTCCCTGTACCTGTGTAGGGTATATAGTTGGAAAGTCTACCTGATAATCATACAAATAACCTATGTTAAATGTACCTGTTGACCAGTCCCCGGGCAGTGTAAAATCATCATTAGGATTATTACCTGTTAATGTAACAATACCATACCGACCTACTCTAGCTGAACCTGAGTCTTTATCTATAACTACTAGAGCACCATTAGGTGTTGTTACATCAGGTATCCATGTAGCTTGATTTGTAAATGTAGTTAGATTTGTAGATGCACTATATGATCCACCAGTTACAGTTGTATAGTTATCTAAATGTAATAGATAATTTACACCGTCCTGATTTATACTAATATCATCATCATCTTGTACAAGACTTAGAGTTTGTAAAAAGTTATCTGTATCTAAAAAGAAGTAGTCATCATTAATTATAAAATGATATAATAATGGATTGTTAAACTTCCATTTAAACCATGCTTGCTGTTGACGTTTATCACCTACGTTAAAGTATCTAAATCCAAATACTGTGTCAGAGTTTGTTTTACCAAAAAGCACCATAGAATTTTCTCTGGAATTTGTAAGAAGATCTATGTCTTTAGTTAATAATGTAGGTACAATTTTACTAGGCTCTACGACGCTAGGTTCTCCCTCTCGTCTGACATTAGCCATTTCATTAAATCGACTAAACTTACCTGAGTTATCTACATATGCTACAGTCACACCTAATGAGATTGGTGAGATTGCTTTGTTATAATTGTAGGTAGATACACTACGCAGTTTAGCAGTTTCTGGGTTTAGTATCTCAGCATCTGATGATAATAAAAACTGTTGGTTAGTACTAAATACTAGCAGTCCGCTGTTAACTTCTATACCATCAAATATATCAGATGGAAATGTAGAGGCACAGGCTATATCAATAGCATCTGCTGCTCCTACTGCTAAGGCAGATTCTGCAAAGAAATCAGGTGTACCTAAACTTCCGGGTCGACATAATACTATGTTTTCTCCAGCTAGTAAAGCTAGTCTGTTTCTAAAAAATACTACTTTGTTTATACGTTTACCTACAAATGATGGTAAAGGATTAGTAACGTCATCACCGACAGCTCTATCTGCATATGTAAACTGTTTAACAGTAAATGTAGTCGTAGCTGTACGCTGTACAACCAGTGGCATATTAGTTAAACTTTTAGCTATACCCGGTTTTGCACATTCTACCCATGAACCGGAACCATCAAGATTATCATTACCTTCAAATCTTAAAAAATAATCATCTTCATCTGATAGTCGTGCGTTAGATACTTTAACTATATATCCGTGTCTACATTGAGCAGGCAGTCGAGATACATCATTAACAGACTTCTGGAATACACGCATAATGTCGTCTTCTAGTACCTCTATAGTAAAAGGGTTAGCACTAGAATAGTACACACCAGTACCTATAATTTTAGCAGTTATACCTGATGGTAAACTTTGTGTCATGCCTCCTAATATAGACTCTGCTGTAACAGCTGTATCTGCATCAAAAGGTGTAGGGGCTGGTCGTATAAGTCCATCGTGGTTAGTTGCTACTGTAGCCTTTACCTGTGTAGATTCATGATCTTCAATTCTAACTGTCATGGTAGCCTGACCACCACTAGCATTAGCAGTATTTGCAAATGATGGGCTGATTGTTACAGTTTCTCCTGTAGTCCAACCTTCTCCACCATGTAGTAATACTATCTCAAGACTATAGCTACACCTATAATTAGTCCCGCCCGGACCTTCGTTAGCAGCACTATAGTTAGGGCTGATGCCTTGTTGACCTAAAGCTGTAAGTCTAAATGTTAAGTTTTTACCATTACCAGATCCTATACCAGATCCGTCACCTCCGGGTTTAGATACACTAAATACTTCTGTACCTATACCGGGGCATGATCCTGTACCATCTGCTTCACTAAAAGTATTAGCTGTAATTTTGACACGTGTAGCTCTGTTAACTGTTGTTAAGTTACCTGTAGAGCTATCGTCATAAATGTTTACAGCATACTGTCTACCATTTTCTGTTCGTGTTAGTTCTACGAAAGCACAATGAGCTTCTGGTCTATCATCTGTTGTACCTGTAGTACCAACTAATGTATTAGAGTTAGTTGTATCTCTACTACTTAAAAATGTAGTATCGTTAATTGTAAGTGTTTGTATATTTTCTGGTGTACTTGTAGCTAGGTAGTTTTGTATAGCTGTCTGTCCACCAGTGCCATAAGCTGTGGTCATCTGTGTACCATCACTACAACGCCACACACGTACTTGACCATCAGCTGCTACCTGACCTATATAAGATCCCTCTGTCTCATCACGGAAGTAATGAAACCACGAACCTCCACTTTGTACGTTAGGTAATTTAGTTGTACCTACACGTTTAGCACCCGGTCTTTTAAACAAACCTTTGGTTACGTCTGGTACAGCGTTTATACAGTCCTTAACTTGTCCGGGAAATTTTAAGTGGTCTGGCTGTTCTGATATACCAGCTGCATAAGCCGGTACAGTTTGTCTAATATTTGCCATTATCTAGCTAGATTCCTCCATGGTTCGTAAGCTGTATATGAACTATCTTCTGGTAAACCAAACATAGAATGGTTGCCCTGATTACATTCGTATTCCATAAGTGCAGCTCTTGCTTGTTGTTCCTGTACTCCTAGAAGTTGTACTAATCCGGGATTAGATACTAACTGTACAGCTGCTTGTCTTGATGCTCTGTAAGTAATAAATCTTCTAAACACAGGTGGTAAGTCATCAAAGTTATATAGTTTAACAATGTCTAAATGAATTGTACCTACGTCAGAGAAATCATCAGTATGGTCAAACTTATCATAAAGAAAACCATTCCTTCTAACGACATCGTACTTTCTGGTTTTCCATCCATCTGTTACATCCATTTGTAATACATCTGCTCCTATAGCTATCTTACCAGTAGTAGCATCAGCAGTAAATTCTACATGATTTTCTTTATTAAAATGCCAACCTTCTGCCTGTACATCTACATTAGCATCTTTAAGTAAGTTATATATAAACTGCACTTCTGGGTTAGCGTTTGTTATTACCCCTGTTGTAGGGTCTTTAAGTTGTGTTATTGGTGACTGACCGATAGCTCCCAGTATTGAGTTAACTGCGGATAGTTCGGTATCGAGGTCAATAGTTGTGGAAGCCATAAAAAAAGGGGAGCCGAAGCCCCCGTATAAAAAATAAAATTAACCGTTAGCTGGGTATGTCGCACCAAACGCAGCGTTGCCTGTAGATCCTACAGCAGC